ACCCAGAGACAGGTAAAGAGAAGAAAGTAAAATCTACTGTCAATGTGGCAAATGCAGACAGCGGATATGCAAGATTCTTTGATGAGACTTGCAAGGGATATGAGAAAGATACACAGTACAATTTACTTATGTTACGCGGACAGCAGCAGTATGCAAATGACCTCTTACATGCCAGAGGATATGTATTCTTAAATGATGTATACGATATGCTTGGAATTGACAGAACTAAGGAAGGTCAGATTGTAGGTTGGGTATATGATAAGAATAATGAAGTTGGTGATAACTTTGTAGACTTCGGCATCTTAGAAACAAACAGAGAAACAGAAGACGGATCTTATGAGCCAGCAATTCTATTAGACTTCAATGTGGATGGCAATATATTAGATCTGATTTAAACGGAGAATTTGCATATGAAAAAAATAATTTGGATGATACTACTGATAATTGGCAGCTCTCTTTGTATAGCGGCATCGCCAATCACGACGAGTGAAAACGCTGAAATTACTGACAAAGAGGTAATTGAGGTTGTTAAAACTGATGCAGTTGAAGAAGTATCATTTAGTCCGAGGGAGGAAGTAGTAGTGCAAGAGCCAACACCAGAAGACATTGTTTGTGAAATCGATACGGATATTTCAAATGATGATATTGAGTTAATAGCTCTTGTTACTATGGCTGAAGCTGAGGGAGAATGTGAAGAAGGCAAACGATTAGTAATTGATACTATTTTAAATCGTGTTGATTCTGATTCTTTTCCTGATACGGTTTATAAAGTAGTTTATCAGCCAAGTCAATTTTCTTCTATGTGGAATGGACGAGTTGACAGATGCTATATTGACGATTATATTTGTCAGCTTGTAATCGAAGAACTTCGTAACCGAAAGAATTACGATGTTATATTCTTTACAGCTGATAGATATGGAAACTATGGAACACCTATGTTTCAGATTGGAAACCACTATTTTTCAAGTGGAGAATAGAAAGGAGAATTGTTATGCATGTAGTAGGATTAACATTATCAGCAGTTGCAGGAATTTGCTTTTGGAGTGGACTGGCTGTTTTATTCGGTGGAAAGGAGCACTAATTATGGAAGGAATTGGTAACTTCATTTCAATGATGGATTATATTCTTGATACTCATCGAAAAAGACATATTACAGGGGGCATTCTGTTGAGTGCCTCTTTACTTTTTGGTGGTTTAGCATTGACCGTTATGACTATCAAGACAGAGGAGGATAATGATGAACAGTAAAATTGCATTTATCATTGGCACTGTTGTTGGTGCCGGAATTGGTGTAGCTGGTACATACTCATATTTTAAAGATAAGTATGAGAAGCTGGCAGAAGAAGACTTTAATTCAAGAAGAGCATTTGACCAGGATAAAAAAGATGAATCAGAAGAGCCTGTTACTGAGAAAACTGCTGACAGTAGAACAGTATACAATCCAAGTATTGCTGAATGTGCGGCAATATTACAGAAGGAAGGTTATGTGAACTATAGCGATATGTCAAAAAAAGAACAGAAGCAGAAAGTTGTTGTAGACAGACCATATGTTATACAGCCGTCAGAGTTTGGAGAATATGATGATTATGAAAAAATCAGTCTCACATATACAGCTGACGGAGTATTACTAGATGATATGAATGAAATTGTGGATGATATTGAAGAAACTGTTGGTGAAGATTCATTAGAGCGTTTCGGAGAGTATGAAGATGATGCCGTACATGCAAGAAATGATGCTAAGAAATGCGATTATGAAATTCTGTTAGATCAGAGAAACTATCAGGAAATTCTTGCTCAGCCACATAGAACGGAGATGTAATGACCAGAGACGAATTAAAATTTGATTATTTCGATTGGATGTATGGTCTGGTATGTGATACAAAATATCCGAAGAAATTATCATACAGAAAGCTATTAAATTTTCTCCACAATATAGATTTCACATATCAGCTTGCAATGGATAGCAATCGATTTGAGGACGGTATTGAATTACGTTATCGATTTGGAAACGAGAACAGATACGACTGCTCTGTGATAGCAAGTTATCTGGATGATAGTCCATGTAGCGTATTGGAGATGCTAATAGCACTTTCAATTCGTTTAGAGGAACATATTATGGACGACCCAGAGATTGGCGACAGAACAGGACAATGGTTCTGGAATATGATTACTAATCTTGGGCTGGGCTCTATGGATGACAGAAAATTTAATGAGAATCGTGTTGAAGATATTGTAACAAGATTTTTAGAGAGGCAGTATGAGCCAGATGGGCAAGGCGGATTATTCACACTTGAAAATTGTCACTATGACTTGAGAAAAGTGGAAATTTGGTATCAGGCATGTTGGTATCTTGACAGTATTACTTGATTTGAAAGGAGATTACTTATTATGAACGATTTAGTAAGTTATATTTTTAGAAATATGGATGCTACAGATAAGCATCTTATACACATTTACAAAGCACTGGTGCATCAGAACAAATTTAATAAGGCTGCAACATTATTTAGTGTTGTTGCAGGTTTGAACCTATTGACAATGCGTGCTGAGAGTAAAAGAATGCAACGGGAAATCGTAGCTTTGCGAAAAGAAATTGATGAGTTGAAGGAATCGGAAGGAGTATAAAAATGTGATGTTGGATTTTATGGTGGTTTCAACGCGTAGTACAAAGCGCGGAACAATAGAAATCTATCCAAAGTTCCTTATAAAAAAAAGCACAGATCTTATGATTCGAGGTGGTGATTTTTACGCTATCTGGATAGAAGAACGTGGTTTATGGTCTACTGATGAACAGGATGCTTTACAACTTATAGACCGCGAACTGGATAGATATGCTGAGGAGAATCGCCAACGCTTTAACTCAGATATTAAAGTCCTACATATGTGGGACGCTGAGAGCGGAATGATTGACTCTTGGCATAAATACTGTCAGAAACAATTAAGAGACAGTTTTCATACGCTTGATGATAAACTTATATTTTCCAATACGGAAACGACGAAAAAAGATTATGCAAGCAAGCGACTCAATTATCCTCTTGAAGAGGGGGATTTAACAGCATATGAAAAATTGATTAGCACTTTATATTCTCCGGAAGAACGAATGAAAATAGAGTGGGCTATCGGTTCCATAGTATGTGGTGAATCGCAGAAATTACAGAAATTTCTTGTACTATACGGAGCAGCTGGTACAGGTAAATCAACAATTTTAAATATTATTCAACAGTTATTTGAGGGTTACTATTCAGTCTTTGACGCGAAAGCATTGGGGTCTAGTAGTAACTCTTTTGCGTTAGAAGCATTTAAAAGCAATCCGTTAGTAGCTATTCAGCATGATGGAGATTTATCAAGGATTGAAGACAATACGAGGCTTAACAGCTTAGTATCTCATGAGTTGATGACTGTAAATGAAAAATTCAAATCGACATATGCGAACCGCTTCAAATGTTTCTTATTTATGGGAACTAATAAACCGGTACGTATCACAGATGCAAAATCCGGTCTTATAAGACGATTGATTGATGTATCTCCATCTGGAAATAAATTGAATCCAAAGGAATATAAAACAATCGTGAAACAGGTCGGCTTTGAACTCGGAGCTATTGCGTATCATTGCCAGGAAATATATTTAGATAATCCAGGTAGATATGATGATTATGTTCCAATTTCAATGCTTGGTGCATCTAACGATTTCTATAACTTTATAGCTGATTCTTATTATGTGTTTAAAAAAGAAGATGGAACAACCCTTAAAGCAGCCTGGGAAATGTACAAGAATTACTGTGATGAAGCGAAAGTTGGTTATCCGTTATCAAGAAGAGCATTCCAGGAAGAATTGAAGAACTACTTTAAAGATTTCCAGGAGAGATTTAACTTTGATGACGGTTCAAGAGTACGAAGCTATTACATAGGATTCAGGACAGATAAGTTTGAAAGTGATACTCAAACAAAGAAAAAAGAGGCACCAAAAACTTATCAGATAGAGTTCAAAGAACAGGAGTCAATATTTGATTCTGTATGCGCGGATTGTCCTGCACAATATGCTTCGCAAAACGAAACTCCACAACAGAAGTGGGAAAAAGTAAAAACAAAATTATCTGCTCTGGATACGTCACAAATTCATTATGTGAAAGTTCCAGAAAATCATATTGTTGTAGATTTTGATATTCCGGACGAGACTGGAAATAAATCTTTTGAAAAAAATTTGGAAGCTGCTAGTAAGTTGCCACCGACTTATGCAGAACTGAGTAAAAGCGGACAAGGAATACATCTCCATTATTTATATTCTGGAGACCCTTCTCAGTTAAGCAGAATCTACGACGACCATATAGAGGTAAAAGTATTTACTGGTAAAAGTTCATTAAGAAGAAAACTTACCAAATGCAACAATTTGCCAATAGCTACTATATCCTCTGGTTTACCAATGAAAGGAGAAGACAAAATGGTAAATTTTGATGCCATAAAAAGCGAGAAAGGACTTAGAACACTTATAAAGAGAAATCTTAATAAGGAAATTCATCCAGGAACTAAGCCGAGTATCGATTTCATATACAAAATATTGGAGGATGCTCATAGTAGTGAACTCAAATATGATGTAACAGATATGCGTAATGCTGTGTTAGCATTTGCAGCAAACAGCTCCCATCAGGCAGAGTATTGTATCAAGCTAGTCAACAGAATGCAGTTTAAATCAGAAGAAAATTCTAATGCTGTAAAAAACGATGATGCAAAGTTAGTGTTCTATGATATTGAGGTATTTCCAAACCTGTTCTTGGTCAACTGGAAAATTGAAGGTGAGGGGAAACCTGTTGTAAGAATGATTAATCCAACACCAAGCGAGATTGAGGAATTAATACAGCTTAGATTGGTCGGGTTCAACTGTCGACGATATGATAATCATATTATGTATGCCAGATTGATGGGGTATACGAATGAACAATTGTATAACTTATCACAAAAGATTATTAATAACAGTCCAAATTGTTTCTTCGGAGAAGCCTATAATATTTCGTTCACAGATGTATATGATTTCTGCTCAAAGAAGCAATCTCTTAAGAAATGGGAAATTGAGTTGAGCAACATGGCTAATGATCCGCATTCGAAGATGGACGATGAAGTCAGAGCATTATGTAAAAAGATAAAGCATCACGAGCTTGGACTTCCTTGGGACCAGCCTGTTCCAGAAGAACTTTGGACAAAAGTAGCTGAATATTGTGATGATGATGTTATCGCCACAGAGGCTACATACAAAGCAAATCTTGGTGATTTCGTTGCCAGAGAGATTTTGGCAGAGTTAGCTAATGGTTCAGTAAATGATACTACCAATAGTTTGACTACAAAATTTATATTTGGAAAGAACCGTAATCCTCAGAGCCAATTTATGTATAGGGATTTATCTGAGCCGGTTACAGAGCTTCCCGATGATGTATTAGCATTCTTAAAAGAGGCAAAGCCGGAGATGATGGCTGAGCCATTCCACGGACCCAAAGGTGATAGTTTATTACCATATTTCCCAGACTATAGATTCGAGAACGGAAAATCCCTTTACAGAGGTGAGGAAGTTGGAGAAGGCGGAGAAGTATGGGCGGCTCCAGGAATGTACGGACTCTCAGAAACAGAAGATGTTGGTTCGATGCATCCTAACTCAGCTATATCAGAGTGCTTATTTGGACCAGATTTCACAAAGAGGTTCAAAGATATTTTGGACATTCGTATCTATATTAAGCATAGTGATTTCGATATGGTACGAGATATGTTTGAAGGTGCATTAGCCAAATATCTTGATGATACAGGTAAGGCAAAGGCACTGGCTCAAGCATTGAAGATTGCGATTAATTCTGTGTACGGATTAACAGCCGCAGGATTTATGAATGCCTTCAGAGACTCAAGGAATAAGGATAATATTGTAGCAAAGCGAGGAGCTTTGTTTATGATTGACCTTAGACATGAAGTTGAAGCACAGGGATACAAAGTAATTCACATTAAGACGGACTCTATTAAGATTGAAAATCCGGATAATTATATTCTTGATTTCATTTGTAAGTATGGCAAACGTCACGGATATGATTTCGAGGTAGAGCATATATTTGATAGGATTTGTTTGGTCAACAATGCTGTGTATGTTGCAAAATTGGCTGATGATGATCCAGAAAACCCAGGAACATGGACCGCTACAGGAACTCAGTTTCAGATTCCTTATGTATTTAAAAGCCTCTTTAGTAAAGAGGATATTAAATTCGAGGATATGTGTGAAACGAAGTCTGTAAGCGGTTCTTTATATTTGGACTTAAATGAGGACTTACCAGATGTGTCTCAATATGAAAAAGAATTTAGTAAAGCTGAAAGTGATTTCAAGAAAGGATTGCTGTCTGATACGACATTTGAAAGTACTTGTCAAAGACTAAATCCACTTATCGCTAAGGGGCATAATTATCGCTTCATTGGAAAAGTTGGACAGTTCTGTCCTATAAAAGACGGATGTGGTGGCGGATTACTTATGCGTGAGAAAGACAATAAGTATTATGCCGCAACAGGTACAAAGGGATATAGATGGCTGGAATCTGAGATGGTCAGAGAACTTGATAAAGTTGATGACATTGACAGGTCTTACTATGACAAACTTGTGAATGAGGCAGTAGATACTATTTCTCAATATGGTGATTTTGAAATGTTTGTGTCGGATGACCCATTTATAACGGAGAAGAAGCAGAATACACCAAAGCTTATGCCTTGCGGAGATGCTAAATACGCAACTTGCTTTGACTGTCCGCATTTCAATGACGATGCATACCATATGGATTGTGGAAAAAATTATGATATTTCAGAAGTGATTTCAAGTCAGGTGATGAATCCACCTGTAGAAACTAAATAACAATTAAAGGAGATTTTTATCATGGCTAATAAAGCAGTAGGAAACATTAAAATTGAAGGGGCTCACATTATGTTTAGAAACTTCAGAGGAGAGGAGTCTAAGTACAATCGTGCTGGCGACAGAAACTTCTGCGTACTCATTGAAGATGACATGGATGTTGAGCAGTTATCAAGTGACGGATGGAATGTAAGAATTCTTGAGCCTATAGATGAGGGAGATGAACCAAAGCATTATATTCAGGTCGCTGTAAGTTACAAGAACATTCCACCAAAGATTTATATGGTTACTAGAAGAACAACTACTGAATTAGATGAGGATTCTATCAGTACATTAGATTTCGCTGAAATCAGTAATGTTGATTTGGTAATTAGACCATATTCTTGGGAAGTAAATGGAAAGACTGGAATTAAGGCATATGTTAAGACGATGTATGTAACTATCGAAGAGGATGAGTTTGCTGAAAAATATGCAAGAGAAGAATCTCCGGTAGAGGACGAGGTCCCATTCTATTAAAATCTGCGGGTGTCAGCTAATTACGGTTGGCACCCATTTATATTGTACAGTTTGAACCAAAAACTAATATTTTTTAGCAAAAGAGGTGATATTTCATGCGATGCCCTAAATGCAATAGTAATGTATACTCGCATCATCAAAAGATAAATAAATCTGGCACTGAAATAAAACGGAATTATTGTTGTCGTAAGTGTAAATATGTATTTGAAACAATAGAACAGATTATTGAAAATACGCAAATTAAGTAAAATGATGGAACTTGATTTTTGGATAGTATTATTATTGGCGATGAAAATACATATTCTTATAGCGATGAGTATGACGGTTGGAACGATTAAAAGAAAGGAGACATATATGTTCTTTAAGAAAAAGTCATTTAATAAGCCGAAGCCACCGGTTAAGAAAGTGACAAAGAAATGGGAACCGACAATTGATTTATCAAACATTGATAAGAGGAAAACGGTTGAACCAAAACAAAAAGTAGAAATAAAAACAGAAAAAATGCCGGTTGAGACATATTCAAAAGACTTTCTGAATGAGTTTAATAAACTGACAAGAATTCATAGACCATTCGATGTTTGGAGAGATTTTGTGATTATGTTTGCGTGTGCGATATCAAATCCTCTTGATAAATTTCATTATAAAGACAGAGAGGAAAGATATTTGAGCATCATTTATAGATACGGTAAGGACGAACAGATGATATTTCCTAAACTGGCTGCATATACAACAATGGCTTTGGACGCTAATCCGGAACAGGATTTCTTAGGAAAAATGTTTATGGATTTAGGACTTGGCAATAGTTCAGCTGGTCAGTTCTTCACACCATATTCAGTTTGTCAGCTGATGGCAGATGTTGTTACTAGCGATTTAGATAATAATCTTCAAGATAAGTTGGAAAAGCAAGGTTATATTTCTCTTGCGGATGAATGCTGTGGAGCAGGAGCAACCCTTATAGCTGCTATTAATACTATCAAAAGAAAGATGGAAAAAACAACGCCATCGATGAACTTTCAAAGACATTTACTGGTTGTCGGACAGGATATTGATGAAACAGTTGCTCTTATGTGCTATATACAAATTTCTTTACTTGGTGTAGCCGGTTATATAAAAGTTGGAAATTCTATAGCAGATCCGATGACCACGGATGACGATAAGAGCAAATACTGGTATACACCTATGTACTTTTCAGATATTTGGGTAATTAGAAGATTTTAATAACAAAGAAAGGATGACACCATATGAAAAAGAGATATTCAATTTCTCAGAAAAAGTGCGAGCAGGGACTGGTAGCTTTTTATGGTTATGTAGCCGAGATGTGCAATATAGAAGTTACAGAAAAGAGCACATTTGATTGCACGAAGATTTGTGTAACGAAACCTGTGCAGGATTCCATAATACGATATTATTCTGAATATCAGAAATTATCAGATGAAGAAATCGGTACAAAATTGCTTCTGTGCGGACCTAAAGCAAATCTCATAGGTGCTGGATACGAAGTTGAAGTTGAGGATGGTTTTGTCATTGAGGGTAAATAAATGGCAGGTGTTACATTAAGAAACTATCAATTAGATGCAATAAAAAGGATGAAAACAGGTTGCATTTTATGTGGTGGTGTTGGAAGTGGAAAATCTTTAACTTCGATAGCTTATTACTATGTGCGAAATGGTGGAATTATTGGGACTGATATTTACGAGCCAATGAATGATCCACCTAAAGATTTGTACATTATAACGACCGCCAGAAAGCGTGATACTTGTGAATGGGATGGGGAATTAGCACCATTTTTATTGTCTACACATGATGATGCGAATTTATATTCTAACAAAGTGATTGTGGATTCATGGAATAATGTGAAGAAGTATTCAGATGTAAAAGACGCTTTCTTTATATTTGATGAACAAAGAGTTGTTGGAAGCGGAACATGGGTAAAGGCATTCTTGAAGATTGCGAAAAGTAACGAGTGGATTTTGTTATCTGCTACACCCGGGGATACTTGGCAAGATTATATACCGGTTTTTGTTGCGAATGGATTCTATAAAAATCGAAGTGAATTTACAAGAGAACATATTGTTTATAGCAGATTTAGCAAGTTTCCGAAGATTGACAGGTATCTTAATACAGAACGTTTAACCAGGCTTCGGAATAAAATTCTTGTTAATATGGATTTCAAACGAGAAACGATATCGCACCACGAAGATATTTATGTTGGATATGACTCCATTAAATATAAGGAAATAACTAAAAATAGATGGGACCCTTATAAAAATGAACCCCTCCAAAATGCAGCAGGACTATGCTATGTATGGAGAAAACTTGTAAATATGGATGAGTCCAGACAAGTAGCGCTACTTGAGGTTATGGAGAAACATCCAAAAGCTATCATATTTTACAACTTCGATTATGAACTAGAATTATTGAAAAATATTTTAACGGAATATGAAGTTGCAGAATGGAACGGTCATAAGCATCAACCAGTTCCGACAAGTGATAAATGGGCTTATCTTGTTCAATACAATGCCGGGGCAGAAGGATGGAACTGTATCACAACAGATACAATTATATTCTTCTCGCAAAATTATTCTTATAAAATAATGGCTCAATCGGCAGGAAGAATTGACAGGATGAACACACCATTTAAAGACTTGTATTATTATCACTTAAAATCTCGCTCTGGAATAGATACAGCCATAGCTAGAGCATTAAAAGAGAAAAAGACGTTTAATGAAAGGAGATACGTAAAATGGTAAACAATTCAGTAAAGGTAGTAGGACAGATACGATTAGGTAGCAGTGTTCTTGATGTATATGGTGATTTGGATGAACCATTGTTCAAGGCAGCAGATATAGCAAATATTATTGAGTATAGTTACGGAAATACGTGGCGAATGCTTGATATGTGTGAGGCTGATGAAAAGCTGAACCTACCAATGGTAGTTGCAGGTCAGAGAAGATCTGTAAGTTTTGTAAATGAGCACGGATTGTATAGCATTCTTTCACAGAGTAGAAAAGAAATTGCCAGAGCTTGGAGAAGGGTTGTTCACGATGAACTTATCAATCTCAGACGAACAAAAGGGTTTGATATTTCTGAGCAGTTTGGTGAATGGAACAACGCTATGGACAATATATATTTCGACGAAGCAACTGGACAGCTTATGCAATCAGTCACTACTACTGGCGGAGATGTAGAACAGATACCATATAAAGGATAGGTGCTTTATGGAAAATTTATATTTTGAAGTTGATTTTGAAAAATATTGCAAGACTTGCGAGCATAAAGATTTGGATGAGAAATGTGACCCTTGTTATGAGTGTTTAGATCATGGCTGCAATACTCAATCAGAAAGACCTGTAAATTGGAAGGAGAAGAATGAATAAAGGTACAGAAATAGAAAAGGTAATTGCATATTTAGAAAAACGAAAACAAGAAGGATATACACATGTAGTTATAACAACACCAGATAAAATGTATGATTCAAGTATTTTTTATGACGAATGCAGTAGGAAAAATGAAGGTGTGCTGCGTATAGGTTCATCATGCCCTAGGTGTTTGACCTGCTTTAACTATAGTAAGTACCGAAAGGAGGATATTCAATAATGAGAGATACAGTTTTAGTAAGCATTGACTATAATGACAAAACCAATAACGGTGTACTGTGTGTCGGAAGACAGTTGCCGAATAAAGGCGTAACTATTGTCAATGCAATTGACGGTCCGGAAGCTAAGGAGCTGTTTGAAAAGTTGATTACGAAAAAGGCGGTGAAGAAATGAGCTTCCAGTATGATCAATATTTAGCAAATCACAGGGCTAATGTTAAAAGAGGATTTGACTGGCTATGTGAAAATTTATCAGATGTTACGAATGATATTTCAGATGCAGCCTGGCAGATTGAATTTGCTCATGATAAGTCTAAAGATGAAGAGGACGAGTATAATGCATACGATGCATATTTTTATGGAAACAACAGGTCTTATAAAGTCGTCCAGGATTATCAAAAAGCATGGCTTACACACATTCATAGAAACCCACATCACTGGCAGTATTGGATACTTATTCATGATGATATGGAAAATGGAGAATTAGAGACCATTCTTGAAATGCCATACGATTATATTGTGGAGATGATTTGTGACTGGTGGGCTTTTAGTTGGGCTAACGGAAATCTGTATGAGATATTTAACTGGTATGCCGAACATTCTAAATTCATGAAACTTGCGCCTAGAACTAGAGAAACTGTTGAGAATATTCTTGATAAGATAAAGAACAGACTTGATAGTTTAGAAATTGAGCATAGTGGTGTAAAAGGAATGAAGTGGGGTGTTAAAAACGGTCCTCCATATCCGATAAAAGATCATGGAAAGGTTGTAGAAGTTAGGAAACATGATACAATAGTAGAAAATGCGATTAATTCTGGTGAAGTAATAAAAACCATAAACAAAGACAAACAAAATCGTCATAACAAAACACAGCATATTCCTGGAAGAAGTTACTTAAATGGTGACACAGAATACGCACAGAAATTAGTAGATAGATATAGCGGAACAGGAGAGTCGAAACTTGACCATAATGGAAAGTGGAATCATCGAGAAAGAATATTTGCCGATGAGAATATTGGTATATATGTGGACGAGCAAGGTGTGGAAACACCATCAAATGTTGGAATGATAATATATTCTAATACTGGCACACATATTTATCCAGCACGAAGAAAGGAGAACGAATAAATGAAACTCAATCAAAGTCTCGAGGGAAAGAACGTGAAAATAACTTGCATTGACGGTGAAGTATTCACTGGTATTGTTAGTGATTATATTTTCCCAGATGATAATGAGCCAGAGGGCGTTGCTGCCATAGATATTGACAATTGCCCTCAAAAATCAGGCGAAAGCGTTAGCTTTAATGAAAATGAAATAGACGATATTAAAATAATAGAATAGCACTAATTTATATTTACGAAACCCATGAGTCTTTATAGGCTTGTGGGTTATTTTTTATTTAAAGGAGACGAATACAATGAAAAACAATATTATTGCAGTAGATTTTGATGGAACTTTATGCGAGAACAAATACCCGGAGATTGGTGAGCCGAATATGGAACTTATTAACTTCCTTATGAATTGCCAGCTGAATGGGGATAAGGTTATTCTTTGGACTTGTAGAAACGAGGAGCAGACAAAGGCGGCTGTTGACTGGTGTTCAGAGAAAGGGCTTATCTTTGACGCTGTTAATGAGAATCTTCCGGAAATTATTACAGAGTTCGGTGGAGATGCAAGAAAGATATTCGCGAATGTTTATATCGATGACAGGAATGTATCTTTATATTCTTGCAGAAAAAAGACCTCTATGGATTTATGGGCTGAAAATGAGGTGGAGCTGGCTTGTAAACGTGAGAAATCTGGAGACGATGGTGACGGATTTTCTGAGTATGGATGTGCTTGCTACAGGAGCGCATTAAAGGCATTTAACAGCCTTATGGAGGATGGACATAGTGGTATGAGTATTGGAATTACTAGAAATATTCTTAACCGCTTAATTGCAGGAAAGCCATTAACACCAATTGTAGATACTGATGATATTTGGGATGCCGGTGCTAGTTTTGAGAAAAATGGAGAGAAATCAATTCAGTGCAAACGAATGAGTTCTCTGTTCAAGCATATTAAAGAAGACGGCTCAATTAGTTACAACGATGTAGCAAGGACTGTATGTGTGAGCATTCATAATCCGAATAGTACATATCATAGCGGATTAGCTGACAAGATTATGGACGAAATGTTTCCTATTAGTATGCCTTATGTTCCGTCAACTAAACCATTTTATGTATATTGTGAAGATTTCTTATATGATACAGAAAAAAATGGAGATTTTGATACTGTTGGTGTATTTTATGTGATTACTCCAAATGGAGAAAAGGTTAAGATTAACCGTTTCTTTGCAGAGAAGGACAATAAATTTGAAGAGATAGATATTTTCAAATATGATGCAAGAAAAGAGGCTGCGGAGCAATTAAAGAAAGCTGGTGAAAAGAATGATTAAATTCCTTTTAGGATTTGGTTTTGGATCCATTCTCAGTGTATTTTGTTTATGTCTATTACAGGCTTCAAGCAAATTAGATGAGATGGAAGAAAAATTCAGAGAGGAGCCGGAGAATGAACAGAACTAGATTTATTCAAGGTTTAAATAGTAATATTGAACTTTCTGACAAAGAGAGAAGGCGAGCTATACGAAATAGTATAAATAAAAGATCTTGGAAATTGAATTGCACTATTGCTATGGAGGAATTTGCAGAACTCACACAGCAGGTTAGCAAACAAATTAGGGGTTATGGTGACAGAATTGGACTCATAGAAGAGATGGCAGATGCTTATATTTGCTTGAAACTTCTGGAGTCCATTTTTAATATCTCACCAGAAGATATGCATAAAGCAATTGATGTGAAGATGGACAGAGAAAGGAAAAGATAGTGAATCGAACAACAAAAATTAATGTACTCGCATATGCTTCACGACCAGAAATAGATATCAACTACTTCGGAGATATTGTTGAATATCAGGGAAAAAGATATTTTGTCAGTCTCTCCGAAGAAGTGGTTGAATTTCGTGGAATTGTGAAAGAAAGTGACACAGTAAGCAATATGGAAAATTTGGAGGAGAGGAGGTAATAAAATGATATTTGTAATTAACAGCCTTAAATACGATACTACCAAAATGGAGTTGATATCAACAAAATGTGAATATAAATATACCGGAACGATACTTAATATGACTCTCAGATATAGTGGAAAAAATGTAAAGATATTCAAAAGTTTAAAAAATCATTGGCTTTTGACATATGAAACAGATTATAAAAATTGTGCAGTCGCATTGTCTGAGGAAGAAGCTAAGAAATATCTTATGCATTATGATTTAGAAGCATATGAAAAATATTTTGGAGAATTGGAGGAAGCGTAAATGATTGAAATTATTAAACCCGGAACCAAAGAGAAAATCAGTTGCAACTCGTGTGGGTGTTTATTCAGTTATGAAAAAGAAGATATAGAAATCGGGCACCCACATAATTTGTATCCTTTGGCTACAGAAATCAAGTATATAACTTGTCCACAGTGTAACGAAAAAATAGAATTGGAGGCTACAAGATGATTAAATTAGAACACGTAGTTCTGGCGAGTCCGGAGCAGATGGAGTTTATTATTGAGGGTATGCGTAACCCTATGAATAGTTGGGATAAGAGTGATAGTAATTGCTGTGCTGGAGAGGGGTTTGGGCAGTGTAGAGAATGTGGTCATTCGGATCGTTGCATGTATAATGGCGACTTTTACTTAGGAGATAGCGACCACTCCCTTATGCAGCGTCTCTCAAATGCCGGTACAGACCATAGAAAGTTTATGAGAATGATGCCGGTATATGTGAGAATTACAGCACCTTTATATTGGTGGAAAGAATTTGATACTTATAAAGTCGGTACTGTTGCCAATAGTTGCAGTACAATGAATAAGATTCAGGCTAAGGAATTTAGACTTGAGGATTTCAGTTGTGAACATCTCAGCGTTGTTTCTCTGGATTATTTGAGAAACAACATCGAACACTTGAACTTTATAAGGGATGTCTACAATGATGATAAATCAAATAAAGGAGCATGGTGGCAGCTTATTCAGCTTCTCCCGAGCAGCTATAACCAGACTCGTAATGTCATGCTGAATTATGAGGTGCTGACAAATATCTATAAATCTCGCAAAGACCATAAGCTGGATGAATGGCGAGAATTCTGTAAGTGGATTGAAGAGCTGCCATATTCAGAGTTGATTACTGGAGGATTTAAGAATGAACAAATATAGTAAATATGCATTGTGTTTGTTAATTATTTCTGTGTGTGGAACAATATTATCTTATGCTATGAACGAGAAAATATTACTGTGCGATATTTTTGTGGCTATCAACATTCTATTGTTTCAGAAAATGGAGGATTAATTATGTTATTAACATTAATAGGTATTATATTATGTGCATTAGGCTTTGCTGGTTTGATATTTTCAGCCGATAGGTATTTCGATTCCGGAATCGAAATATTAAGTGGATTTGCTCTTGGCATTGGTATTATATGGTTAATGGTGTGTATTATGTTCATTATTATAACTCATTGCACGATAAGAAATAATATATCAAATGATCAGTACGAGAGAGAAGCAATTGAGAAACAGGTTGAATATTTGTCAAGCAATTACGAAGATGTATCAAAGACTACTGTTATACAAAAAGCATATGATTGGAATAAAAAAGTTTACAATGCGCAATATTGGTCTAATAATATATGGACAAATTGGTTTTGGTCTAAAAAGTATGTAGATTCTTTAAAATACATCGAATTGAGGTGATATTTTGACAGTTACGGTAAAAGATTACTGGAAGTCTCATATCAGTGCTGTAATTTATGGATATTGTGTTTGTGGGCGAGAGGTACAGCACTCAGCTAAGAAGATTGATGAAAAGTGCCCATTATGCGGAGCAACTCTTGAGTGGGATTTATTAGATAAGAAATTATGGCATAACGGAAAGGAGAACAAAGTAATATGACACATGATAAGTATGATACTGATATTTTAAAAACTCTAAAGTCTATAGATGCGAGTTTGAAAAGTATCGCCAAAAGTGTACAGCCAGTAAACACAACAGTTACGATTGACGACAATTCGGAAGATGCTGTAAGAGACTTTCTAAATTCATTACATCAGAAAAATATTCAACAGGAGGATGCGGAATGTTAGCAAAAATTTTTGGTGTTTGTACAGCACTACTTATTATATTTGTAGTGGTACCGTCATTCGCCATTGGATTAGTTATATGGTGGAATTTTGTTCACTACATATTCTTTGAACCTAGCAGAAATGAACGCAGTGAAATTGATGAGTGCATCGGCTGTAATGTCAGGGACTGTGAAAAGTGTAAATGGAAAGATTTAATTAATAAGGAAAACGGAGGAAATGAAAGATGACAATTAATGAGTTATTACCTATTTTAATACTGTTGTTCTTGGTGTTTATCTTGGTATACACCCTTACAATCAGAATTTTGGAAAGCTTTGAGTATGAGTCAAAGATGGAGACGCTTGGCAAAATCGCGAAAGCTATGATTGAAAGAGGTTCAAATGTGAATATTGAGAACCTCATGAATGTGTTAGACAGAGAAAAGAAGGACAAGAAATAACAGGCTAAGGAGAAGTAAATGCGTATGATTAGTGGGTTCGGTTACAGAAATCCAGAAGGTTATCCGGACCCAACTGCATATAGTGCAATAAATAGTGTAGAGAAAACACCTGTAGAAAACAAAACATCACCAGAAGATGAAGAACGTTTTCACAAGCTTTTAAATACTATATTTACTATATGTGAGCTGGCTGGATTTCATATCGAAGGAAGAATTGCTATAAAAGACTTTAAAACAGGTAAAATTTGGAGGTAACAGTATGGAATACGATGATATTTTGCAGGCATTATGTGATGTGTGGGAAAGAGTTAAGGAAATTATGAAGAAATTTGCCGAACGATTAAGGAAACTTTTAGGGGAATTAATAGATATTGAACCCGGAAAGCCTATAAAGGTGACAGATTATCGATGTTATAGGGACTTTTATGTTCGTGCAGAGTATACATATATTCCAATATTCCGCAGAAATATGCCGTATCACAGAAGAAATTTTTAAAATTTGGAGGTAAATTTGCAGGTGGATAAGCGTGGAAGACCGCCTAGAGACGACGGAGAAGTAAAAAATAAGCAGTATAGATTGCGTTTGTCGGACAGTGAGGAGTCGATTTTAGATGAATTATCGACTGAATATGGTATGCCAAAGGCTGAAATTCTAAGAAGAGGACTAAGAATGCAGCATAATTTACTGAGACATACCGGGTAAATTGATAAAAATTGGTTGAATTCTTGGATATCCATTTAATCATTTTTGGTCATTTTTTGTCCACTTTTGGAAAAATAAAAACGGTCAGAGACTGAAAAATTTGGGCAAAAGTGCGAAAAATATTTAGTGGATATCCAACTTTGGTCAAAAATTTGGGTTTTCTGCCCATTTTTTAAAACGTTTTTGTCCATAGACCGAATGTCCGCAAACCCAGTATTTATGCGGGTTCCGAATTCTTGGATATCCAACTTTGGTCAAAAACCCACTTTTTTTTTAACTCTAATGCGAAGAAAAAGTTTAATAAATATATATAATTAGCAAAAATTTTTGGGCTTTTGTCCAAGAAGGTAGTTCCAGCTAAAGAAGCGACTTTAAATTTGGTTTCAGCTATGATATAATTTAAGAGCTACACAATCATATATTGCTAAACGTTTAAGGGAATGACTTTGGTAAAAAGTGTATTCTCTCTTTACTTGTACCCTTAGACGGAAAGCAAGATTGTGTGACAACAATGGGAGATGCCTTTTTCGGTGCGTCTCTCAAATGGGGCGCGCTTTTTATTTTGCGTTTCCATATTGATATTCTGGATATATGGAGGAGTGGAAATGAACGAATCAAGTGATAATACAATACAAATGATGACATTGCAAAATGATTTTCAGTTAGAACCAGTAAAACAGGAAGTTAATTTTGACAGAGGGTTTACTAAAATTTCATTGACAAATAATCAGAAAAAACAAATTAGTGCCGCACTCCAGCATATGCCAACAGCAGTTGCTAGTAGCACAATGGCAAATGCATATATTCTCAGATTTCCAGATGGAATTGAACACACTTTAATGTCATTGAAGCAAGGTGGAGTATCAAGTACATGGTTAGATGCTTATGGTCATATTGGTGGTACGGCATCTCTTTATTCGATGAATATAGAAGCCGCTATGTTAGGTGCGTTCTCCGCAATGGCAATAGCTTCTAGTCAATATTTTATAAAACAGATAAATTCTGAATTACAAATGATAAATCAAAGTATGGATAAAATTTTAGAATTTTTGTATGGAGATAAAAAAGCAGAACTGTTATCAGAAGTAAGTTTTATAAAATATGCGTATGAAAACTATTCTTCAATTATGGGACATAATGAGCAGAGAGTTGCGACAATAGCAAGTCTTCAAGATGCAAAGAAAGTTGCTATGAAAGATATTGAATTTTATATGTGTGATTTAGATTCCACAATAAATGGCAAATCAAGTATAGATGAATTAGTGACGAATGCATTTCAAATAAAGGAAAGTTTAGAGCTATCTATTCAATTGTATGGCATGAGTAGTGTGCTTGAGACTTATTTCTCTCAAAATTATGATGTTGAATTTATCAAATATGTAGAGCAAGAGATAACATCATATATTGATAAATGTGAAAAAAGGATTCTTAGCAGTTTTAGTGCTTTAAAAAAATTTCTTAATGACTACAAAGGGCGACTGTTAAAAAAAGAGGATAAGTCACAATATGAAAATTTAGTTGGAGAATTAGTGGACTCTTTATATAATGGAGAAGAATCGGCGATACGAAAGTCTCTTAGAAAAACATTACAAGAGACTTTATCTGCAAGGGAATATTATATTAAAGAGAATGGTGAAGTATATTTAAAAGAAGCTTAAAACTACATAACGTGATTATGACAGAGATACTTTACGGTACCTCTGTTTTTTTTACGCCAAATTTACAAGTTGTTTTATGAAAGGAATAAAGGACGTAGCAGTGAAAGTCTGTACATGTGAATACATGGTTTAATGATAAAGATGAGCTTGCCGACAAGAGATCGGACGAAGTAGATTGATTGTGTGTAATAATAGCGCATTGAACACAATCTCAGAGATGGCAAATCTGATAAAAAATCAGTTCATCTATCCGCCCAATGAAAAAATCAATTCCTTTCATTTTTATGCGCGCGAAAAATACATTCCCTTTTATGAGGAGAGAGGTAAAATATGCATTTTTAACAGCATTCACTTTCTCTTTTGATATTTGTGAAAGGAGCTTACAAAATGTTAGAAAACAAATTCCAGGCTAATTTAATTAAAGAGCTTAAGAAACTTTTTCCTGGATGCATAGTTATGAAGAATGATGCAAGTTATATTCAAGGTATTCCAGACTTGCTAATTCTTTATAATGATAAGTGGGCTTCTTTGGAATGTAAAAAAAGCGCGTCGGCTAATAAACAGCCTAATCAAGAATATTATGTGGATCAAATGAACAGGATGTCTTTTTCCCGTTTTATTTGTCCGGAAAACAAGGAGGAAGTGCTATATGAACTTCAACAATCATTCCAATCTTGAGGGGCAGCACGCTTTTCTCGGAGCTAGTAAATATCATTGGATTAATTACAGCGAAGATAAAGTTGCCGATGCCTATTCAAAATTTCTTGCTACTCAGAAAGGTACCGTGTTACATGCATTTGCCGCACAGTGTATCTCTTTGGGACAGAAATTACGAAAATCACAAAAAACTTTGAATATGTATGTTAATGATGCCATTGGTTATAAGATGACACCGGAACAGACATTATTTTATTCTGAAAACTGTTTTGGAACAGCAGATTCAATTTCATACAGGTCTGGATTACTTAGAATTCATGATTTGAAGACAGGCATAATTCCAGCACACATGGAGCAGCTTATGATTTATGCCGCTCTTTTTTGTTTGGAATATAAAGTAAAACCTGCTGATATTGATATGGAATTAAGAATCTATCAGAACAATGAAGTTCTGTATCATAATCCAACAGCAGAAGATATAGTTCCAATTATGGATAAAATCATTACCTTTGATAAGGTTATAAGAAAAATAAAAGAACAGGAGGGTTGATCAATGAATCGAATAGCTAAAGTATTATCTCAAATTTCTGATGATATGCTTATGCATTACGGTGTTGCCAGAAGGTCTGGTCGATATCCATGGGGTTCTGGAGATAACCCTTATCAGCATAGTGGGGACTTTCTGAGTCGTGTGCAGTCTTTGAAAAAGTCTGGTATGAGTGAAACAGATATTGCTAAGACTATGGGGCTTACAACAACTCAGCTTAGAACACAAATGAGTCTTGCTAAAGATGAAAGAAGAACAGTGCAGGTTGCAACAGCCAAAGACCTTAGAGAAAAAGGCTACAGTTTGAATGAAATCGCTGACAAGATGGGATTTGCAAATGACTCATCTGTAAGGTCTTTATTGAATGAAAATTCAGAAGCCAGAATGAACCAGGCGAAAGCCACTGCTGATGTTCTTAGAAAACTTATTGATGAAAAAGGTATGATCGATGTCGGTACCGGAGTTGAAAGAGAACTTGGAGTATCGAAAGAGAAACTTAACCAGGCTCTTTATATTTTGGAAATGGAAGGTTATCCGATTTATGGAGGTGGAGTTCCACAGGTTACTAATCCTGGAAAGCAGACAAACATAAAAGTAATCTGTCCTCCTGGAACAGAGCATAAGGATATTTATAATTATGAGGATGTACATTCTGTAAAAGACTATATTTCTTATGATGGTGGTGAATCTTTTAGAAAAGGCTTTGAATACCCTTCTAGTATGGATTCTAATCGACTTGCTATCAGATACAAAGAAGATGGTGGTATTAACAAAGATGGTGTTATAGAACTTCGTAGAGGAGTCCAGGATTTATCATTAGGCGATTCGCATTACGCACAGGTTCGAATAATGGTAGATGGAAAGAAATATCTAAAGGGAATGGCTGTCTATTCTGATGATATGCCAGATGGAGTTGATGTTATTTTCAATACCAATAAATCAAAATCAGTTCCTAAAATGGAAGTTCTTAAGGATATTAAGAATGACCCGGATAATCCTTTTGGTTCTTTGATAAAGGAACATGGCGGTCAAAGTTATTATGATGATCCAAAAGGAAAGTATACAGACCCAGTAACTGGAAAGAAACAGAGTTTGTCTTTAATCAATAAGAGAGCCGAAGAAGGAGATTGGGGCGAATGGAGTAAAACACTTCCATCTCAGTTCTTATCAAAACAGAGTCTATCTCTTATTAAAAAACAGTTGGGTCTAGCAACGGCAGATAAGCAATCTGAATTTGATGAGATTTGTTCATTAACCAATCCTACAGTAAAGAAAACTTTATTGAAATCTTTTGCTGATGATTGCGATTCAGCTGCTGTACATTTGCAGGCTGCGGCATTACCAAGACAGAAATATCAGGTAATACTTCCATTGACAACCATTAAAGATAATGAGGTTTATGCACCAAACTATAAAGATGGTGAAACAGTTGCCTTAATTCGTTATCCTCATGGAGGAACTTTCGAGATACCAATTTTGAAAGTAAATAATAAGTTAGCTGAAGGAAAGAGTGTTCTTGGTAATACTCCGGCTGATGCCATTGGTATTAATAAAAAGAATGCTGATAGATTGTCCGGGGCTGACTTTGATGGTGATACCGTAATGGTAATACCTTGTAATTCTTCAAAGAGCAAAGTAAAAATTACTTCTACGCATTCTTTAAAAGGATTAGAGGATTTTGATACAAAGGATGCATATGGTCCAGATTCTAGTAAACCTGTAAAAGTAGATTCTAAAGGAAAAGAATACTACACCAGAAATGGTAGAACATACCAAAGGATGACAAATACTCAGACTGAAATGGGTAAGATTTCTAACCTTATTACAGATATGACTTTGAAGGGTGCTACTGAACCAGAATTAGCAAAAGCTGTTCGTCATAGTATGGTTGTTATTGACGCTCAAAAACATAAGCTTGATTATAAGCAGAGTGAAATTGATAACGACATTGCAACTTTGAAGAAGAAATACCAAGGTACAACAGATTCAAATGGTCACTATCATGAAGGCGCGTCTACTCTTATCTCAAGAGCAAAATCTGAAACTTCTGTATTAAAGAGAAAAGGAAGCCCTACTATCAATGAAGATGGTTCTCTCAGTTACAAAGAAGTTAAAGAGACATACACTGACAAAGATGGAAAAATAAAAATTCGTACTCAGAAGAGTACTAAGATGGCTGAAGTTAAGGATGCAAGAGAATTATCATCCGGCACCCCACAAGAAGAAGCGTATGCAAAATATGCAAATTCTATGAAATCTTTAGCAAATCAGGCAAGAAGAGAAATGGTCAATACTGGAAAGATTGCCTATTCTGCTTCTGCAAAAGCAACTTATCAGTCTGAAGTAGACTCCCTTATGGGAAAATTAAATGTTGCTTTGATGAATGCCCCCCGTGAAAGACAAGCCCAGACTATTGCCAATGCAGAGGTTCAATCTAAGAAAAGAGACAACCCAGATATGACAAAGGCTGAAATTAAGAAGGCGAGTCAGCAGGCTCTATCGAAAGCCCGCAATTCTGTAGGAGCTAAGAGAACTTCTATAGATATAACTGATAAGGAATGGGAGGCTATACAGGCTGGTGCTATCAGCGAGAACAAGCTAACACAGATACTAAACAATACTAATATTGATGTTGTCAGACAAAAGGCTACTCCTCGTGCCACAACATCACTCAGTACAGCTAAACAGGGTAGAATTTCAGCTCTATCCGCATCTGGCTACAGTACATCTGAAATAGCAGAAGCCTTAGGAGTATCTACTTCAACTGTATCTAAGTATCTGAATGGAAAGGAGTGAACATAGAGAATGGATGTAACTAAGTGTGCATTGACTACAATTGACAACCCTTATGATCCGTTCGACCAGTTCACCGAATGGATGCTATATGACGAGGAGAAAGGCTATCACTCTACATCGTATCTTGGTCGCATCGCAAGGACATCGGATGAGCTATCGGATGAAGAGAATGACAAAGAGATCGAAAGAGCGATAGATGAAATCATCAGATATGATTTTAGAAACATATACAAGAAAGTGAAGAAAACACTAAAAATTACATAGACTGCGAAAGGGTATAGGGGGGTGTCTAAAAAACATACCCCCACCCATATCGCGGCGGTCTTTATTTTTTCCCCAGAGGGAAATTTTTGAAAAATGTTCTGACATATCAGCAGGGTTTTAAAGAGTTTATAGGATTATTACTGAGCGGTGGCTGGCTCATCTTTAAAGGTTGTCTCCTTTCATATACAAGAGTGTAGTAATAGTCTCTGTAAACTCTTTAAAAACCTGCTGAAACTTTATATAAAGTGTGCTGAAATTATTTAAAAGGAGGCGGTAACTATGAGGAAAGTTAAGCCAGACTCATCTTCTGATACTGCCAGTCAGCGAATGCGACCAGCAATCACACCAGAAGCAAGACAGAAACAGATGATCTCTCTTGCAACTGATTGTGCTGAGGATTTAATGAGGTCTGGTAAGGCACCATCGCAAATTATTGTTCACTATTTAAAGCTCGGAACAAAGCAGGCAGAGCTTGAATTAGAGAAGACAAAAAAAGAATTAGCATTAACAGAGGCTAAAACAAAAAGTATTCAATCTTCTGAGCAGGCAGAGGAATTATACAAGAATGCCCTTGATGCTTTCAGAGGATATAGTGGACAGGATTCACAAAGGGAGAGCGATGAATATGAGTGGGATGATTAAAACATATACAGAGCTTATCCGTTTGTCAACATTTCAAGAAAGATTTGAATATTTGAAATTAGATGGTTCTGTTGGAATAGAGACATTTGGTTTTGACAGATATTTGAATCAAGTTTTTTATAACTCAAAAGAGTGGAAAAGACTTAGGAACGAAATCATCGTTAGAGATAGAGGATGTGATTTGGCTTGCGATGGATATGAAATTCAAGGGAACATTATTATTCATCACATGAATCCAATTACACCAGAGGACATCATAAATAGAAATGACGACATTCTCAATCCAGAGTATCTGATATCAACGGTATTGAATACTCACAATGCTATACATTATGGCGATTCGAGCTTATTACCACATGCACCTGTAGAGAGAAGAAAAAATGATATGTGTCCATGGAGACATTAGAAGGAGGTTACTTATGAGTGAGGAAAGAAAAGAAAATCAGTCAGTACAGACAGCGGCTTCAGATACAAAGAATGAAAACATAAAAATTCTCGGTGTTATTGAGAGCTGCGGATATCTGAGAGTTAGAAAAGAACCAAATAAAGAAGCGGATGTTATAGCAACAATTCCTGTTGGTACAATGGTAGAACTTGTAAATGATGAGGTCATTGATGGTTTTTATGCTGTTCATATCGAAGCAGGAGATGGTTATTGTATGGCTGATTACATTCATATTACTTATCCTGAAAAGGAGTAATTATATGGCAGCAGATGAAATGAAAGACAGCATTTTATTATCAGTAAAAAAAATGTTAGGTTTAACAGAAGAGTATGATGCATTTGATTTAGACATCATCACGCATATTAATTCTGTTTTTACCATATTAACACAAATAGGAGTAGGTCCATCTAATGGATTTATGATTGAAGATAAAACTGCAATTTGGACCAATTTTATAAAAGATATGAGCCTTTATCATCTTGTAAAGTCTTATATGGTATTAAAAGTCCGATTACTGTTCGATCCGCCAATTAGTTCTGCAGCATTAGAATGCTGTAAAACGCAAGCAAATGAATATGAGTGGCGGTTGAAAACAATGGCTGAAATTCAGGAGGTGATGGAAGATGGTAACAGCAACTCAGACTGAATCTGATGCGTCGCTTTCTCACCACGGTATCAAAGGTATGAGATGGGGTGTTCGCCGTTATCAGAACAAAGATGGTTCTTTAACACCTCGTGGTAAAAAGCGATATGACAGAGATATAAGAGATAATCTCGCAAAGAAAAAAGATAACAGAATTGATACAAGTCATCCGGATCCTAATAGATGGGCTAGGGAAGATTTAGAACGAAGTAAAAAAATCGTTGACACTAGTTCGGCTATGGTTCGCCAGCTAAAATCAATGGAAAGCGAAACGCGACCGAAACCTAAAAGAAAAAGTATGGATTTATCAAATATGTCTGATAAAGAAATGCGAGACAGAATCAACAGAGAGTTACTTGAGCAGCAATACCAAAAATTATTTTCGGAAGTTGAAGAGCCGAAGATATCTAAGGGACGAGAATGTGTTACGAATGTATTATCAGTAGCAGGTGATGTACTGGTGGTAACAGGTTCTGCTCTTGGTATCGCATTAAGCATTAAAGAATTGCGAGGTAAATAAGGAGTAAGATATGGCATTATCAAACACAGCCGTCCCGAAATATTACGGCATGTTTCGTGATGCCGTTATTCGAGGTGAGATACCAGTAAATAAGGAAATCTCTATGGAGATGAACCGTATTGATGACCTTATTGCAAATCCTGGAGTATATTACGATGATAAAGCAGTTGAAGGATTTATCTTATACTGCGAAAATGAATTAACGCTTACCGATGGTTCGGATCTGAATCTTCTTGACTCATTTAAAGTATGGTCTGAACAAATTTTTGGTTGGTATTATTTTGTTGAAAGAAGTGTCTATGAACCGTCGGAAGATGGTCATGGTGGGCATTACGTTAAAAAGCATATCAGAAAGAGGCTTATTAACAAACAGTATCTTATAGTAGCACGAGGCGCTGCAAAATCTATGTATGGTTCTTGTTTACAGAACTATTTTCTCAATGTCGATATCACGACAACACACCAGATTACAACCGCACCAACAATGAAACAGGCAGAAGAAGTCTTATCACCTATTCGTACAGCTATTACGCGTTCAAGAGGACCATTCTATAAATTTCTTACAGATGGCTCAATAATGAACACCAGTGGTTCAAAAGCCAATAGAGTTAAATTGGCATCGACCAAGAAAGGAATAGAAAATTTTCTTACCGGTTCGTTATTGGAAATTCGTCCGATGAGGATAGACAAGCTACAGGGATTGCAGCTCAAGATTGCAACTGTTGATGAATGGTTATCCGGAGATATCAGAGAAGATGTAATTGGTGCTATTGAACAGGGTGCATCAAAGGTGGATGATTATTTGATTGTTGCTATTAGCTCTGAGGGTACAGTCCGTAACGGAGCTGGCGATACAATCAAAATGGAATTGCAAGACATCCTAAAAGGCGAATATATTAACCCTCATGTTTCTATCTGGTGGTACAAACTTGATTCTGTCGAAGAAGTTTCAAATCCAGATATGTGGTTGAAGGCTAATCCAAACTTAGGAAAGACAGTCAGCTATGAAACATATCAGCTTGATGTTGAAAGAGCAGAGAAAGCCCCAGCAGCAAGAAATGATATACTTGCAAAACGATTTGGTCTGCCGATGGAAGGTTATACGTATTACTTCACATATGAAGAAACTCTGCCACATCGAAAAAGAGATTTTTGGCAGTTGCCATGCTCTTTAGGTGGAGATCTATCACAGGGAGATGACTTCTGTGCATTTACGTTTCTGTTTCCATTATCTAATGGCGCATTTGGTGTAAAGACACGAAATTACATAACACAGAGAACATTAATGAAATTACAGTCTGCAATGAGATTGAAGTATGAAGAGTTCATTAAAGAAGGTAGTCTTATTGTTATGGAAGGAACTGTTCTGGATATTATGGATGTATATGAAGATTTGGATAACTACATTATTGAAAGTGGTTACGATGTAAGGTGTTTTGGGTACGACCCATATAACGCAAAAGATTTCGTAGAACGTTGGACACAGGAAAATGGTGTATTTGGTGTAGAAAAAGTAATCCAGGGAGCTAAGACAGAATCAGTTCCACTTGGAGAATTAAAGAAATTATCAGAAGATAGAATGCTTCTGTTCGATGAAGAGCTTATGACATTTACGATGGGAAACTGTATTACTTTAGAGGATACTAACGGAAACCGTAAATTGTTAAAGAAAAGATATGTTGATAAAATTGATGCAGTGGCAGCTATGATGGATGCCTATGTCGCATATAAGCTCAATCGAGATATGTTTGAATAAGGAGGAAAATTCAAAATGGAATTAACAGTTGGCTCCAGACTGAAACACGCCTGGAATGCATTTCTGAATCGAGCCCCCACTGCCAATTATCAGTATGGTATAAGTGGAGGATATGCATATCGACCAGATAGATTTAGACTCACAAGAGGAAATGAGCGTTCTATCGTGACCTCTGTTTACAATCGAATAGCTTTAGATGTAGCCGCCATTAACATTCAGCATGTTCAGTTGGATGATGAAGGGCGGTTTTTAAATGTTATAAAATCTGGACTTAATGATTGCTTATCATTAGAGGCAAATCTTGACCAGACAGGAAGAGCATTCATACAGGATGTAGTTATGTCAATGATGGATGAAGGTGTTGTAGCGATAGTACCTGTTGACACTACAATTGACCCAGATATATCTAACGGATTTGATATAACGTCCATGCGAGTAGGAAAAGTAGTTGATTGGTATCCACAGCATGTAAAGTTGGAGGTATATAACGAACAGACAGGTACAAAGCAGACAATTACTATGCCTAAGAGAAACGTAGCAATTATTGAAAACCCACTTTATGCCGTTATTAATGAACCGAATTCTACAATGCAGAGATTGGTTCGAAAGTTGAATCTGTTGGATGCTGTTGATGAACAGAGCAGTTCTGGAAAATTAGATTTAATTATCCAGTTGCCATATGTTATCAAATCAGATGCAAGAAGAAAGCAGGCTGAACTTCGAAGGAAAGATATAGAAGAACAGTTATCCGGCTCAAAGTATGGAATTGCGTATATTGATGGAACGGAGCATGTTACACAGTTAAATCGTTCGGTTGAGAATAATCTGATGAAGCAGATTGAATATTTGACGAGTATGCTATATAGCCAGTTAGGTATCACTCAGAGCATATTAGATGGAACGGCTGACGAGAAGACAATGCTTAATTACTACAATCGAACAATAGAACCAATTTTGTCAGCGATTGTTGATGAAATGAAACGCAAGTTCCTTACAAAGACCGCCCGTACAAAGAACAAATCGATCAAGTTCTTTAGAGACCCATTCAAACTTGTACCAATAAGTGAAATTGCTGAGATAACGGACAAGTTTACGAGAAATGAAGTAGCATCATCAAATGAAATGCGTCAGGTAATTGGATGGAAACCATCTGATGACCCTAAGGCGGATGAATTGAGAAATAGTAACATATCACAATCTGACTCTGGAATCGCAACTCAGACTGATGATGAAAATCAAGATATAGGAGGAGAAATTCAAAATGAAGTATGATTTTGGTGGCTATGCCACACGAAATAATCTCACTTGCACCGATGGTCGTGTAATTAAGAAAGATGCGTTCAAGTCACAGAATGGAGAAACAGTTCCACTTGTTTGGAATCACAACCATGATGTTGATGATGTACTTGGATTAGCACATCTTGAAAATCGCGAAGATGGTGTATATGCGTATTGTGAATTTAACGATACGGAAAAAGGTAAGACTGCAAAAGAACTGGTGCAGCATGGCGATGTGAGGTCATTGTCAATCTTTGCAAATCAGTTAATGCAGAAAGGCTCTGATGTAATCCATGGATTAATCAGAGAAGTTAGTCTTGTAATTGCTGGGGCTAATCCTGGAGCTTTTATTGATGATGTAATTGCTCATGGAGAGGATGGTTCTGGAATAATTGTTTGCTATGACGAGGGTGTAACAGTGTTTATGCACTCTAATGACAAACCAGATGACGAAGAAAAAACTAAGGATCGTCCGGAAGATGATGAGACTGTAGAAGATGTCTTTGACTCACTTACAGAAAAGCAGAAGACTGCTGTATATGCCGTTATCGGGACAATTATGGAAGATAATGAAAACAATGATAACTCAGATGATAATGAAGGAGAAAATGATAAAATGGCGATGAAACATAACGTATTTGAGAACAGTGCACAGGCACAGGATAACACACTTTCTCATGCTGACCAGGTAGCTATAATTGAGACAGCAAAGATGAGAACAGTTGGTACTTTTAAGAATGCATTACAGATGTATGCAGAGGAGAATGCACTTCAGCATGATGCAACTAGCAGTGGTGTTGCAACAGGAGACCTTTCTAAGCTTTTCCCAGAGTATGCAGAGGTAAGACCTGGTGCACCGGAGCTTATTACTAATGATCAGGGTTGGATTAGTACTGTTATTTCTAAGGTACATAAGTCACCTATGTCAAGAATCAGAACAACACAGGCTGATATCAGAAATATTGACACTCTTAAAGCTCATGGCTACCAGAAAGGAAAGCAGAAGAAGTTAGCAGGAAACTTCAATCTTGTAAGAAGAACAACAGACCCACAGACTATTTATGTAAAGAATGCACTTAACAGAGATGACATTGTTGATATCACCGATTTCGATTATGTTGCATATCTGTACAGCATTGACCGTATGAACCTTAACGAGGAGCTTGCTAAGGCAATTATGATTGGTGACGGTCGTGATGATGGTGCAGAGGATAAAATCTTCCCAGAGCATATCAGACCAATCTGGCTTGATGACGACCTTTACACAATTCATACCGATCTCGATATTACAACTATGAAGGCTGAGCTTCAGGGAACAAATACAGGAGCAAACTTCGGTGATAACTATGTGTACGCTGAAGCAACGGTACAGACATTACTCTATGCAAGAGAGAACTATAAGGGAACTGGTACACCAGACTTATACTGCACACCTCATATGGCAAATGTAATGCTTCTTGCAAGAGATCTGAACGGTAGAAGAATCTACTCTTCTAAGGCTGAGCTTGCTACAGCGTTAAATGTTGGTAGCATTAATACAGCTGAGCAGTTCGCTAATAAGACAAGAAAGACTTCTGATGGAAAGACAAAGAAGCTTATTGCTCTTATCGTAAATCTTCAGGATTATTCTCTTGGAGCGACAAAGGGCGGAGAGATTACACACTTCACTCAGTTCGATATCGACTTCAACCAGGAGAAATCACTTCTTGAGACACGCTGCTCTGGAGCTCTTACAAGAGTCTACTCAGCAATTGCCATTGAGGAGGATGTCACAGATACTAAGGGTCAGCAGACTGGTGGCTTAGCAGGCTAAGATAAATCGTAGAAAGGAAATTTCAAAATGAGTAAATTTTTTGGAGCAATTGGTTATTCCGTATCAGAAGAAACAGCTCCCGGTGTATGGACAGACCATATTGTAGAGCATAACCATTATGGTGATGTCAATAGAAGTAAGGCTCAGCACGAAACTGGAACATCACTTAATGATAACATCAATATTTCAAATGAGTTTAGTATTATTGCTGACCCATTTGCTTATGAGAATTTCCAAAATATGCGATATATCGTATTTATGGGAGCTAAGTGGAAAATTACGAGCGTAGAAGTTCAGTATCCACGATTAATTCTGACGGTTGGAGGGGTTTATAATGAGCAGACGACTTAAACTACATAGTGTTCTTTGTGGTATATTAGCTTGCCCCGAAAGAGGAAAAGAGTGTCGAGCTTATTTTCAGCCACCAGCATCAGTTAGTATGAAATACCCTGCCATTGTGTATGCCCTTAATGGAAAAGATAAGAGGCACGCCGATGACAGGGTTTATTTGTCTTCAAATCGTTATTCTGTAACAGTCATAGACAGCAATCCGGATAGCGATATAGTAGACAAAATATCTGAATTACCAATGTGCAGATTCAATACAGCCTACACCAAGGACAATTTGAATCACACAGTATATGAAATTTATTATTAGGAGGAAATCAACATGTCAAAACTTACATGGGATAATGAAGGCGAGCGATTGTTTGAAACTGGTGTCAGTGAAGTCGCTCTTTATCCATTTCAGACAAATGGCTATACAAAGGGTGTTGCTTGGAATGGTGTGAGTTCTATTACAGACAGTCCTGGAGGAGCAGAGTCAAATAAGATATATGCAGATAACATTGAATATCTTAATCTTATGTCTGCCGAAACAGCTGGCGGAACTATTGAAGCATATATGGCTCCGGATGAGTTCGCCGAATGTGATGGTTCTGTAGAGATTGCACCAGGAGTATATGCGGGTCAGCAGAACCGTAAGAAATTTGGTCTTGCGTATAAGACTATTCTCGGAAATGATACAGAGTCAAATGACCATGGTTATAAACTTCACTTAACATGGGGATGCCTTGCTTCTCCATCAGAGAAACAGAACTCATCTGTAAATGAAAGTCCAGAGCCATTGGCTATGTCTTGGGAATACAGTGCAACACCTGTTAAAGTTACTGCGGCTGTTAAGGGTAAGAAACTCAAAGCAACAGCTACAATGACATTCGACTCGACAAAGGTAGATGCCACAAAGCTTCAGAAGTTGGAAGGTATTCTTTATGGAACAGATGGTTCTGAATCAACTGAGCCAAGACTTCCAATGCCTGATGAAATCATTTCTATGATGACAACAGAAGGTTAATTAAATATTCAGTCTATGCGACGTATTCAGTTCGGCTGGCGTCGCTTTTTTATTTGAAAGGAAAAATTCAAAATGCATAAAGAAACTATTACTTACGTTGATTTCAACGGGACAGAAAGAACAGAAGACCACTATTTTAATCTCAGCAAAACAGAGATTACGGAGTTAGAGGTAAGTATGCCTGGTGGTCTTGCTGAGTACCTTATGGGAATTGTAAATGCCAAGAATGTTCCAGAAATTATGGCTTCATTTAAGAAGATTATCTTATCTGCATACGGCATCAAGTCGGCAGATGGAAGAAGGCTTGAAAAAGGAGAAGAAATCAGCAAAGCATTCACGGAATCACCGGCATATGACGTGCTGTTTCAGAGATTATTCTTATCTGGAGATGTTAATGCTGCTTCTGATTTTATCAATGCAATCATTCCTCAGATTAAGGATGATGCGGCACAGTCAGCAGCAGAGAATAAGAATTTAACAGTTGTTTCTGGAACGGCACAGTAAATTCATTTGGGAGGTGTACAGATGCTTAATATAGTAATACCTTCAGTTGAATTATGGGATGAAAAGAATGAACAGTTCATCTATACAAAGGAACAAAAATTACAGTTAGAGCATTCTCTGGTTTCAGTTGCTAAATGGGAAGCCAAGTGGAATAAGCCTTTTATAAACAAGAAAGATAAAACTACAGCGGAAATTATCGACTATGTGCGATGTATGACCATTACACAAAATGTACCAGATGATTGCTACAACTATTTAACAATAGCAAACATAGAAGAAGTGAACCGGTATATTGCGTTACCAATGACTGCTACTTGGTTCACTGAAACAAAAAAGAAAGTAACAACAAATCGTGAGCAGATTACAGCGGAACTTATTTATTACTGGATGATTAGTTTCAATATTCCTATGGAATGTCAGAAATGGCATTTGAACAAATTGCTTACTTTGATAAGGGTATTCAACGAGAAGAATCAACCTAAAAAGAAAATGAGCCAGCAGGAACTGTATCGTCAGCACGCTGCAATAAATGCTGCAAATAGAAAGAGATTTCATTCAAAAGGATAGGAGGAAATACTATGGAACTTAATGGTATTGATATCAGCGGTTGGCAGGAAGGTATTGATTTATCTGCTGTTGCCGCTGATTTTGTAATTATGAAAGCTACTCAGGGTACTGGATTTGTCAGCAAAGATTTTGTTAGACAGTATCAGCAAGCAAAAGAAAATGGAAAGCTCGTCGGATGTTATCACTATGCCGAGGGAGGCGATTATGTTGCAGAGGCAAACCATTTCCTTGATGTTGTTGGAAATCGCGTCGGAGAAGCTATTCTTTGTCTTGATTGGGAAGGACAGGATAATCCAACATTTGGTGAGAACGATTTCGATTGGGTTAAAGGATTCTGTGATTATGTATTCTCTAAGACTGGCGTAAAACCACTTGTCTATATTCAGAAGAGTGCTATGGAAAGAATTGACGGTATTGGTGATTACGGATTATGGATTGCGCAGTATCCAGATTACACACCAACTGGATACCAGGAGACACCTTGGAATGAGGGGGCTTATGCATGTGCTATTAGACAGTATAGTTCAGCTGGTCAGATTAGCGGATATAACGGAAATCTTGACCTTGATAAGTTCTATGGTGACGCTGATGCTTGGAAAGCATATGCCGCTGTAAATGGAGAGAGCCCATCACCAGAACCGACACCTCAGCCGGTAGTTAATACTCCAGATGGTTCTACCCTTGAATTAGTTGAAAGAACTATGAATGGCGAATTTGGAGATGGTGACGACAGAAGAAACAATCTTGGAACACGATATGATGAGGTACAGAGCTTCATTAACCATATCTATGAAGCATCTGCTAATGATTTGGCAAATGAGGTTCGTTCTGGAAAGTATGGTAATGGTGATACAAGAAAGGCGGTTTTGGGAAACCGTTATTCAGAGGTACAGGGAATTGTAAATGGTGAAGCAGAAAAGAAATACTATACAATTCAGTCTGGCGATGTGTTATCAAAAATCGCTGCTGCTAATGGTACTACCGTTGACAACCTTGTGCGTCTTAATGGTATTAGTAATCCGGATCTGATTTATGTAGGTACGAAGATTAGAGTTAAGTAGGGGTAAATACATATGATTAGTTTCAGACAAAAGGGCGACTTCCACAAGCTTACCAGATATCTGGAAAGAGTGAAAGAAGTAGCGCAAATAGGCGACCTTGATAAGTATGGTCGTCAAGGTGTGGCAGCCCTTGCGTCTGCTACGCCGAGAGATACTGGAAAAACTGCAAATTCGTGGAATTACGAAATCAAGCAGGATAAGGATTCAGTGTCTATTAGTTTTTATAACACAAATATTCAAAATGGAGTTCCAATCGCAATTATCTTGCAGTATGGACATGGAACTCGTAACGGAGGCTGGGTACAGGGTCGAGATTATATCAATCCTGCTATTCAGCCTATTTTTGACGAAATTGTCAAATCGGCGTGGAAGGAGGTTACAAGTCTATGAGTACAACTGTTGATCAAAGAGTCGTCGAAATGCGATTTGATAATAAGCAGTTTGAAAATAATATTCAGACAAGCTTATCTTCGATAGCCAAACTTAAAAAGAGTTTGAATATGGATGGAGCAACAAAAGGACTTGAAAGTGTTGAAAAAGCCTCTGGTAAGATAAATCTTTCCGGATTATCGAATGCCGTTGAAACTGTTAATGCTAAATTTTCAGCATTAGAAGTAATGGCAATTACGGCATTGGCAAATATTACAAATTCGGCAGTAAATGCAGGTAGAAGTATCGTATCGGCATTAACTATTGATCCAATCAAAACGGGATTTCAAGAATATGAAACGCAGATTAATGCGGTTCAAACAATCTTAGCAAATACTTCATCAAAGGGAACCACCCTTGACCAGGTTAATAATGCATTGGATGAGTTAAACCACTATGCAGATATGACCATTTATAATTTTACGGAGATGACACGTAATATTGGTACCTTTACAGCAGCGGGTGTTGATTTGGATACTTCTGTTTCTGCAATTAAAGGTATTGCTAACCTTGCTGCTGTATCAGGTTCAACTTCACAGCAGGCAAGTACAGTAATGTATCAGTTATCACAGGCATTAGCAGCAGGAACAGTAAAATTACAAGACTGGAACTCTGTTGTAAATGCCGGTATGGGCGGTCAGGTATTCCAGGATGCTTTAAAAGAAACAGCAAGAGTTCACGGAATAGCTATTGATGACATGATTAAAGATGAAGGGTCATTCAGAGAAACTTTACAGAAAGGCTGGCTGACATCTGACATCTTAACCGAGACATTATCTAAGTTTACAGGTGACTTGAACGAGGAGCAGCTCAGAACTATGGGTTACTCAGAAGAGCAGATAGCATCAATAATCAAAATGGGTCAGACTGCTAATGATGCCGCTACAAAAGTAAAGACATTTACTCAGTTATTTGACACATTAAAGGAAGCCGCACAGTCTGGCTGGACCCAGAGTTGGGAAATTATCGTTGGTGACTTTGAAGAAGCGAAAGAATTACTCACAGAGATGAGTGATATATTCAGCGCAATTATAAATTCATCGGCGGATGCCAGAAATAGCATGTTGCAGGGCTGGAAAGATTTGGGAGGAAGAACAGCACTTATAGAAGCAGCTAGAAATGCTTTTGAGGGAGTGCTTAGTATTATTAAGCCTGTAAAAGAAGCATTCCGCGAAATCTTCCCACCAATGACGGCACAACAACTGTACAACATTACAGATGCGTTAAGAAATCTGACGGCACATCTGAAACTCAGCGATACAAATTCGGAAAATTTGAAAAGAACATTCAAAGGTTTGTTTGCAGTAATTGACATTGTTAAACAAGCATTCGTAGCAGTTGCAAAAGGAGTAGGCTCTCTATTAGGAGGGACTGGTGACTTAGCAAGTTCTATTTTATCGGTAACGGCACGCTTCGGAGATTGGCTTGTGAAACTTGATGAAACTATCAAGAAAACAGATATATTCAATGTCGCTATACAGACCGTGATTAAATATATAAAAACAGGTGTGGCAGTAGCAACAGATTTAATTGACAAAGCTGTTGACGCAGTCACAAGATTCGCAAATGCTATAAAGCAGAAGTATGATACCGGCGGATTTGCAGTTATTCATTCTGTTCTGGAAAGAGTACATACAAGAATGTCAGAAGTTGGAGAAGCTGCTGATGGAATGCGAAGTGGTGTTGAAATTGCAATTGGTGCAATGGGTAAAGCACTTGAAAATTCTAAGTTTTTACAAGCACTTCAGGCATTATTGGATGGAGTTAAAACTATTGGAACTGGTATTACAAAAGCAATGAAAATCCTTGCAAGTGGATTTGTAGAAGATATCAGTGACATCAATTTCTCAAGTGTGTTTGATGTGCTCAGCGGAATTTCATTAGCTGGAATTGCGGTTGGAATCAATAAATTCCTTAAAGGAATAACAGATGCAGTGAGTGACGTTACGAAACTAACAGACCAAATCAAGGGAATTCTTGATAGTGTTAGGGGTTGCTTTGAAGCATATCAGACACAATTGAAAGCGGGAACTTTGATTAAGATTGCCAGTGCAATTGCAATTCTTACCGGTGCGATTGTGGTACTTTCACTTATTGACTCTGCAAAATTAGCATCAGCTATTACCGCATTAACAGGATTATTTGCAGAACTTATGACATCTATGGCTATCTTTACAAAGATAAGCGGTGACCTTAAGAATGCGGGAAAGACAGCTACAATTATGTTGGGATTATCAGTTTCAGTGTTAATTCTTGCATCAGCATTGAAAAAGATTGCATCTTTGAGTTGGAATGAGATAGCTAAAGGGCTTACCGGTATTACAGTAATTTCTGGCGTATTGGCAGGAGTTGCAAAAGTTATTTCAAAAGATGAAAAGGCAATTGCAAAAGGGGCGTTTAATCTTATATTCCTGGCAACAGCTGTTAAAATATTAGCATCCGCTTGCAAAGATATATCGCAACTTAGTTGGGGAGAACTTGGCAAGGGACTCACTGGAGTAGGTGTCCTAATGGCAGAAATAGCTTTATTCTTGAATACGGCTAAATTTAGTGGAAAAGCAGTATCAACAGCAACGGGAATTCTTGTGCTATCAGCTGCTATAAAAGTATTAGCATCCGCTTGCAAAGATTTTGGTTCTATGCAGTGGAGTGAGATTGGAAAAGGTCTTACAAGTATTGGCATATTACTCGCAGAGATTGCAACATTTACAAATCTTACAGGCAATGCTAAACATGTTATATCTACTGGTATCGCATTAATCGCTATTGCAGGCGCAATGAAAATTATGGCATCGGCTGTAGAAGATTTTGGTTCTATGCAGTGGGATGAAATTGGCAGAGGACTGACCGTTATGGCAGGGGCATTGGCAGAGATTACATTAGCTGTCAATTTAATGCCTAAAAATATGGTATCAACAGGTGTTGGTCTTATTGCCGTTGCCGGAGCACTTACAATATTGTCAAATGTTCTAAGTACAATGGGAAATTTCACATGGGAAGAGATTGGTAAAGGTCTTGTTACTATGGGAGGAGCGTTAGCGGAATTATCGATAGCGTTAAATCTTATGAACGGAACATTGGCTGGTTCGGCGGCATTACTCATTGCAAGTGCTTCATTAGCGGTGTTGGCACCAGTTCTGAGTATACTGGGTGCTATGAGTTGGGAAGCAATAGCCAAAGGTTTGGTTTCTTTAGCAGGAGCATTTGCAATTATAGGTGTAGCTGGTGCTGTATTATCACCGATTATTCCAAGTATTTTAGCGTTAGCAGGGGCATTTACACTTATAGGTGTCGGAGTTGCTGCGACAGGAGCAGGTTTATTAGCTGCTGGACTTGGACTACAGGCACTTGCTATTGGATTTACTGCGATAGCAGCAGCTGGAACAGCAGGAGCGACAGCACTTGTAGCAGCATTGGCAGTCATCATTACAGGCGTGGCAGATTTGATTCCGGCAGTATTGGTCAAATTGGCAGAGGGAATTGCTCAGTTCTGCGTTGCATTAGCAGGAGCAGCGCCACAAATTTTAGAGTCGCTGGTCATTAT